TTTGGTTCTTACAAAGTTTACAACGATGAAGTTTGGAAGGACGTAAAGGATGGAACCTTCAAAGGGTTTTCGGTGGAAGGTGAGTTTTTGCACCAACCGCACACCATGAACTTCGGTAAGAATGTGGAATTGACTGCGTTACTCGATGAAATTATTTCTCTATTGTAACTTTTTTTTGTCACTTTTTCCCGTATCGTAATACTATTGATAAAGTCAAATTTATGGACATAAAAGCAGAATTGTTAAAGATCAAATCTTACTTGATGTCTTCCGATGTGACAACTGAACCTACCGAAGAAGTTGGAGAAACGCCAGTCGTTGAGCACAACTTTGCAGAATACGAAACTGCTACCGGTGTAAAGGTTAAGATTGACGGTGAGATTGCCGTTGGTGTTCCAGTTGTTGCAGTTGCTGAAGATGGTACCGAGGCTCCCGCTCCTGATGGTGAGCACGAAATCGTTGGTGTGGCCAAGATCGTTGTTAAAGACGGGTTGATTGCTGAAATCATGCCATTGGAAGAAGAGCCAAAGGTTGAGGTTGAAGTTGAGTTGGCTGAAGAAATGCCAATCGTTGACATCACAGCTGAATTGCAAGATCGCATCGTGGCCTTGGAAGGAAAGTTAGATGAATTGATGAAGAAGTTTGAAGGCATGACCAAAGCAACTGAAGCAATGACTGCAGTTGTTGAAGAGATTTCTACCCTTCCAACCGCCGAGGTTTCCAAACCCGCATCATTCACTTACTTGTACCCAAAGAGCAAGCAAGACAAAAACATTGAAAAATTTTTACAAGCCCTAAAATAAAAAAAAGATGAGTTTTTCACTTACCGGATTAACCTCGTACGTTAATCAAAACACACTTCCATTGATGACCAAAGCCGTATTCGGTGCGAAGTCAGTTGCAATGGCAAACAAAATGGTTGGACTTAAAGGTACTTCCGCAATCAACATCATGGACACCACCGCTCCTTTTGCTTACGGTGTTTCATGTTCTTTCTCCAACAACGGAACGACTACTTTCAGTCAGCGTAACATTGCTGTTAAGCACTTGAAAGTTCACGAGTCTTTGTGTCCTCAAGCGTTGGAACAAACTTGGTTGCAACACCACTTGCCTTCCGGTTCTTTATACCAAGCTATCCCATTTGAAGAAGCTTACGCTACTCAAAAGGTTGCTATGATTTCTCGCAGTTTAGAAACCATTTCTTGGGTTGGTGACGGCGCAAACATCGATGGATGGAAAGACGTTATCGATGCTGTAACTGGTGGAACTGAAGGAGTAACTGATCCTATCAATGCTAACCAAACTTCCTACACTGGTAACGCTACTGCAATTACCAAAGCGCAATTCGTAACTAACGCTGCCGGTACTACTTCACGCCGTACTGTATTGCAAGCTATCGAAAGAGCAATCCCTACCGACATCTTGGGAAGCGATGACGTTGTTGTTTTCTGCGGATGGGATGTATTCCGTTTATTCCGTCAAGACATCGTTGAGTCTAACTACTTCAACCTTTCTTACTACGAAGGAATGCAGTCAGGTGAAATGGTTATCCCAGGATCAAACGTGAAGCTTGTAGCTGTTCCAGGATTGAACGATGGAATCGGTGGTAACACTTCTTATTCTATCTACGCTATGCGCACTTCCAACTTGGTATTCGGTACCGACTTGTTGAACGAGCAAGAGAAATTCGAAATCTTCTACGCTAAAGAAGCAATGGAAGTTCGTTTCATTTGTGAGTTCAAAGCTGGTTACCAGGTAGCATTCCCTGAGCAGATTGTTAAGTTCGTAATGGCTTAATCAACTGATTTAAACATAAACCAACGGGGTGGGTGAAATCGCCCACCCTTTTTTTTTGAATAAATAAAGAAATAAAAATATGGCTTGCGCATTAACCGCTGGATACACTTTAGGGTGTAAAGACAGTGTGGGTGGTATCAAACACGTCCACATTGCAAATCAATCTTCTATCACTTACGATGCTGTTGTAGCTGGTGCAGTTGCTACCGTTGCCGGTACATTCTTCAAGTATGAATTGCCAATCAATACAGCACAATTCACCGAAACAGTGACATCGTCTGAACAAACTGGAACTACCTTCTACACCACAGAATTGACAATCCAATTGCCAAAGCTTACAGCTACTCTTCGCAATGAATTGAAGTTGATGGCCCAGGCTAAGTTGGCAGTTGTTGCTACCGACCGCAATGGCGTTCAATGGATTCTTGGTTACGAAAACGGAGTGAATCTAACCACTGGCACCGGTGCAACCGGTACCGCAATGGGAGATTTGAACGGATTAACTTTGACATTCTCGACCAACGAAACGAGCCCAATCGTTACATTGGCTGAAATTTTGCCTTAATTCCTTTCCATATTAGTTTTAGGGGGTCGGAAACGATCCCCTTTTTTGTTGTTACTTTTTTGGATTTTGTAATACTATGGTTATGCAGTTACTTAATTCAAACGAGGTTAACCGGTTATTCTTTACAGCTACCGAGTTTTATAGCCAAGGAGATACGCTGTATTTGAATATCCATCACATCGCAACCAACAATGACTTCTTTTATTCGTTCTCGAAAACGAGTGATCTATCTTTCCAAACAGATCGTTACAACGCATTCGATGTTTCTCTCGGAGTTATCCCGGGAGGCCAATGTTCTTACACGCTATACGAGGGCGAAAGTGGTGCGACCAGTCCGGAAGATGCTGAAGTTTTGAGTGTTTTGGAGTGTGGATTGTACCAAGTAATCGAATCAGAAACAACCGATAACGTGTTTTCTTCAAACACAATCGAATATATTGAGCCAAATTTATGAGTGCACGCAGAATAAAAGGGAGTTACGGGGTCGCTAAGACCGATGTAATGGCAAGAAAGAAACAGAATTTTGAGTCCAAGTTACCGGAATACAAGGTAATGAATGGCAAACCATACGTGTTTTATGGCGAACGCAACAACTATCCATCGTATTTGTTGGAGATGTACCAACGTTCCGCAAAGCACAACGCCATTGTTAACGGAAAAGTGAACTACATCACGGGTAAAGGATGGACGTACGACCCCAAAGATTTGTCACCCGAACTGGTTACAGAATTGAATCGGTTATTGGAACACCCAAATCCGTACGATGACTTGAACGATATTCTTTACAAGGTTACTTTGGATTTCGAAATCTTCAACGGGTTTGCCCTTGAAATCATTTGGAACTTACAAGGTAAGATTTCCCAAATTGCACACGTGAACTTTGGTAACCTACGTGTGAATGAAAAGCAAGACAAGTTCTATTTTGCCCAGGAGTGGAAAGAGTTTGGAGAACCGGAAGGATTGGTTGAGTACATGGCATTCAACCCCGAAAATAAGTTAGGCAAACAGCTATTTTATTACTCTTCCTATGCTCCGTCTGTTAAGTACTACCCCATCCCGGAATACCTGGGAGCGTTGGCGTACATTGAAACGGACGCACGCATTGCAAACTACCACGTGAACAACCTACGTAATGGCTTCCTTGGTGGTTATTTATTCAGCTTCAACAACGGTGTTCCAAGTGATGAAGAACAGCGTGACATCAAGCGTCAATTGATTACCCAAATGAAGGGTGACGATGGCGAAAGAATTGTTGTTGCATTCAATGACACGAAAGATAACGGGTTGGAGATTACCGGTCTTGAAGCAAACAACCTGGACAAACAATTTGATATTTTAAACACCACCATTCAGACGGAAATTTTCGTTGCTCACCGTGTTACGTCACCGATGCTATTTGGTATTCGTACTTCCGGGCAATTGGGTGGACGTTCTGAATTGATTGAGTCGTACGAACTATTCAAGTCGGTGTATGTTGAGGACCGTGTTCGTAAGATTGAAAAAGTATTCAATTACATTTTGGATTTCAATGGCGTTGGAGTGTTGGAGATTATGCCAACCGATCCAATCAAGGACACGTTGAGTGAGGCTACATTGTTAACCATTGCGAGCCGTGCCGAACTCCGTGAAATGGCGGGATTGAAAGACGATACCGTGGACGTTCCAAAGACTACCGATAGCATTCAAGCTTTGTCGCCACTGGTAGCGAACAAGGTGCTCGAGAAGATGTCCGACAATGAAGTACGTTCGTTGGTTGGATTGAACCCCGCACCGGAAAACCCAGCACCACCTCAAGACACTGCGACAAGCTTCCACGGATTCAAGCGTAACGACAAAGTTGAGTTGGATTTATTTCAACAATTCGGGCAAAGCAAAGAGAACTTTGTTGAGTTGAAAGCTCGAACCATGCGTTACGGATTCGAACTTATGGAGCAAGAATTTGCAAGCGAGTACGAAGAGTTGGATAGCAATATCTTGAAAGAAATTAAGAAGGACCCGACAATTACAGCCGATGACATTTCAAAGCGGTTGAGTGAATCGGTTGAAAAGATTAGCGAGCGAATCAGTGCGTTGATTGAAAAGGGAGCCATCAATATTCGTGGCGCATTGAAGGAACTTGGTGACAATGCCAAGGACTTTATTAAACCCGACAGACCACAAAGCGAGCCATTGGTGCAAGTGATGTACCGGTACGATGTGTTGCCCGAGTTTGGTCCACAAAAGTTGATTGATGGTAGCCGTGAGTTTTGTATTAAAATGATTGAGTTGGGTAGGTATTACAGCCGTAACGACATCAACCAAATTTCACAGATCATGGGGTATTCAGTTTGGGAACGCCGAGGAGGATGGATGACATTGCCCGACACCAACACACATATTCCTTCATGCCGTCATTCTTGGTTCCAAGTATTAGTTAAGCCAAAGCCATGAGTCAAAAAGCATTATTTATTACAGAGAAACAATTGAAGGATGCCTCGTTGATTAACGAGAATGTTTCAATGTTCAAGTTACGTCCTACGGTTATCATGTGCCAGGAGATGCACATTCAGCCGATTATTGGAAGTGATCTATACAAGGAGTTACAGACGCAAATCATTGCCAATACTTTGACCAATGAAAACGAAACGCTACTTGCCGACTATATCCAACCATGCCTTCAAATGTGGGTAATGATGGAAGCACCCATGGCATTAGGTTTCCAATTCCGGAATAAGAACGTGGAGCGTGGCACCGATCAGAATAGCACTCAAGCAAGTGTGCAAGAGTTACAGCGATTGATGGACAACTACCGCAATAAAGCTGAATGGTACTCCGAGCGTGTGACTCGTTTCCTTTTGGCCAACACAACGGACTATCCTTTATTTTCTAGTCCGACTTCCAACATTGACACCATCCTTCCGACACGTAGAAACTACACGAGCGGAATGGTATTGACTCGACCAGGTTGCTGTGGTAGCTTTGAAGAAAAGTACCAGGCCAACTATAATAGAACTTGTTGTGATTAAGTATGTCAACACACAAAAAGAACTTAGAAAAGTTACGGA